CGCAGCATTCGCCACGGCCCGCCACACCACGGTCCCATCGCTCGGCCTGTGATGGGGGAGTTTCAGGTCTCCGAAGGTATCCGGAGGCATGGACGCGGCCCAGGCGAAGTGCTTGGCAATTCGCCTCTTTTCGGCATCACTTAACTCTTCCCACTGCTCATCGGCGAAGTCCGACAAATTCGGAGCCTCCCAGGGTGTATCCTCCGGCGCCAGCTTCCTTGACACGTCGCCGGGGTCGACACCCCTTGCCTCACTGTATTTGCCCACGTGTTCCTCAAACACCTCTCTTGCGCTTCTGACGCCGACCGATGTCGATGGATACGCCGGGTAGGTCACTGGACTTACGTCGTAAAGACGCGGGATCTTCACGAGCGTGCGTATAGGCATGTCTCCGGTGTCGTCCCATTCCTCCACCCCGCCCTCCATGGAGAAGGCGAAGCTTGACTGGTCGATGTCGCCGCGCTTTATGTGCTCCACAAGATCCCTTCCTGCAGTGGTTTTCATGTTCGGCGTGAATTTGTAGCGGAGGCCGTATTCGTCCTCCCATACTGTTAGGGTGTTGTTTTTCGTCCGAGCCACGATCTGGGACGGGTCATGATTGAAGAGTGCCCTAATGTCCGACGCCTGCAGAGCCTCTTTGAACGCTCCGGGGCGAATCCTCTCCCTGAAGCCCCAGAGCTCTTCTGACAGCTCGTTGAATCTGGCAGCGTAGCCGGATATCACGGGATCGGCGTCCGTGCCGCGAAGTTCGATCTCGGCGTTTACATATCTACGCTCCATATTGTTCTTGCCCATCCTTCTGTTTCACCTCCTTCGGTATCGGTACTGCCGATGTTATCGGCACCATGTTGCCGTTTATGAGATAGGCGTCTCCGCCCTCCTCGACCGGTATCGGGTTCATGTTCTCGAGCTCCCTTATGTCGTTTGCGCTAAGCCATCCGTCGTTTCTGCCCTTGCTGTAATACTGCGAGCGGCTTGCCACGTCTCCGCGAAGCAGGCCGTCGATCACGAATTCCACGTAATACCTCTTTTTGTCGCTTTCGCGAAAAAGCTGTCGCCTTATCTGCTGCTCCCAGTTCACGAGCCGGGGTCGGAGACAATCCTGCACGAACTCGATTGACATGTGCTCGATCGAGGCATATCTTGGCTTCTCGAGCGACGAGATCTTGTGCAGGGGGACGCCGAAGAAGCGGGCCACCTCCTCGGCCTGATACTTCCTCGTCTCTATGAACTGCGCGTTGTCGTTCTGTATGGTTATCTGGTGCCATTTCATGCCCGATTCCAAGAATAAAACCTTGTGGTGCTTCCCAAGCCCTGCGTACTTTTCCGTAAACGACTCCTTGAAGTTCTTCATCGCCTGCTCTGACAGTCGCCCAGGTATCTCAACTATCCCCGACGCCACGGCGCCGTTGGCGAAGAACGATGCCCCGTACTGCTCCGCTGCCAGCGCAAGCCCCGCTATTTCCCTTGCGAACATCAAAGGCCTGTATCCGCTTATGGCGTCGTTCGAAAGTCCCCGGATGTGGAAGACGTCCCTTGCGGGCAGAACAGTTATGGCCTTGTCGGGCAGGCTTATCTCGTAGAACAGGTCCTGACTCTCGTTCCGGAAGGGGCGCACGAAGGGCGCAGGAATTGGCCACAGTCCCGTGACCTCCATCCTCCCGTTTCTCTCGACGTAGGCATAGCAGTTTCCGAACAGCTCGAGCTGTGCCTGCATCATTTTTCTGAAATCAAAGCTAGACATCTCCCCGTTGGGTTCGTACTGGATTATCTCGTAAAGCCAATGCTCCCGCGCCCTCCTCCTGCCTCTAGGCTCCGTGCGCTCGTAAGTCGGCACAGGCAGCGATGCCACGGTGTTGCTTATGAGGTTGACGCAGGCGTAGACCGCCGAGACCCTGAGCAAATCTTCTTCCGTGAGGTTAAGCCCCGTTGCCGACCCCCCGCCTGAAAGCCATGACGTGAACCATTGAGGCGAAGTAGAAAAAGGCGAAGCTCTTTTTATAAATGTCTGCTTTATTTTTTGCAATATTCCCATCTCAAGCCTCCCTTACAGTCACACGGCAAACACGCCGCGGCTCTCGTATGCGCTCTCTTCTGGTACTTCCGACTGGAGCATTGCCGATATGGCGATTACCATGGCAACCGCTGGGTCTATCCTCTCCGTTGACTTGTCCTTCGCAGGCTTTATGTTGCCCGCTGGGTCTTGTGCCACCACCAGGTTGTCCATCGCCCACGTTAAGACAGGGTTGTTGTCGTGCCTAAGCTTCCTGCCTATAATCAGCCGTTCAAGCTCCTTGCAGGCAGGCGACATGGTCTTGAACCCCTGCCTTATCTCCATTACAGGGACGCCGTCGTTTTCAAGGTCGATGGCCCACTTGGTGGCGTTCCACGGGTCATAACCTACGACCTGCAAGAGCGGAAAACGCCCCTTTATCTCGTCCCTTATGGTCATTCTTATGTAGTCGTGGTCTATTACGTTGCCTTCCGTCGCCGTTATGTGCCCCTGCTGTGCCCATAAGTCGTAAGGCACCCTGTCGCGCCTCACCCTTGATGCTATGTTCTCTTTAGGCACCCAGTTGTATGAAAGCACACGAACTATGCCGTCGCTGTCTGGTTCGAATATGACGGCACATGAGGATATGTCGGTTGTGGTTGAAAGGTCTACCCCCGCCCAGCACCTCAAGCTGGCCAGCTCTTCGTAATCCACCTTGCCTCCGCACTCCCGCCAAGCCTCCATGTCGATCCATCTCGTATCCTGCTGCGTCCATTGGTTGAGATAAAGCCTTCTGAACGTGTTTTGATACGCCGCTATCTCCTGCGCCCTTTGGCATTCCTGCCGAAGGAAGTCAAGCTTTATAGTTACGCCGAGGTTCGGATTGGCCTTGGCCCAGACTTTTTCGCTCGTCCAGTCGTCGTCTGGATCCGCGGAATAAAGCAGAGGCAGGAAAGTCGGATCCCTTATGGTCCCCTCTCTAACTTGCCTCGCATATTCGTGCAATTCCCAGCAGATGCTGTTCCTGTCGTACCCGGCGGTCGTGATGGCGAGCATTAGAGGCTGGCGCCTCGCTCCCATGGACGTCTGGAGCACGTCCCACAAGTCCCTATTGGGTGCAACGTGGAGCTCGTCGTATATTACCGCATGCGCATTGAAACCGTGCTTGCTGTAGGCCTCCGCCGATATCGCCCTGTAAAAGCTGTTCGCCTCGTAGAAGACGATCCTTTTTTGCGAGTCGACGATCCTGCATATCGACGAAAGCGCCTTGCTGTCCCTAACCATCGTCGCCGCCGCGTTGAACACCAGAGACGCCTGATCCCTGTCTGCCGCTGCAGAATATATTTCCGCTCCCGGTTCTCCGTCCCCGAAGAGCATGTACAACGCTATCGCCGCTGCCATCTCCGTCTTGCCGTTCTTTCTCGGAACCTCCACGTACGCCGTCCTGTACTGCCTTGTGCCGTCCCTATTCGTCCTCCCAAACAGCTCCCTTATGAACTTTTTCTGCCACTTTTGCAGATTGAACGGCTGTCCGGCCCACTCCCCCTTTGTGTGAGTGAGCCTCGAAACGAAATCCACAGCCCACTCTGCCTTTTTGCGAGAAAACATCCAATCACCCCATCTGCGCCCTTAGCTTCGCCAAAAAGTCGTCCTCCCTTTCGTTCGGCAGCTCCATCCTCGCACGTGCAGCAGGAGTGAGGCCGAATTCGGCACAGAAGGCTCTAATCTGCTTGAGGCATTGGTTAGCAATCGATACTTGCGGGGCCTGTTGAAGGTATTTAACCCCGCCGTCCGACCCGCGGATAGCATATACGGTGCCGTTTTCCTTGATCCATTCGTCCGCCTGCTTCCACTTTGCATAACTTTGGCAATATCCGGCAAGGGCCGTCCTGTCAACTTTCGTCAAAAGGCCAAGCCTGTTAAGCTCCGGGGCAACCCTTTCCCACTCTTCCTTGGCGTCATCCATAAGCCAATCGGGACACTCGGGCATCGCAGGATCCGGATCGGGCTCGTTCCTGGGCAAAGGCCTCTTTGACGGATTTCCCTCAAGAACTCTTAGTTTTGTCGGCTTCCTCGGAGGCCCAGGCTTCATTGCAATATCCCCCCTACTCTAACTTGCGAAAGTTCGCGCGCGACTTGCGCGCCGGTCTTGGACAGTCAGCTTCTGGAGATTTTGACCCCCCTCCTCCGGCATGCAACCTCATGTGGCAGGAATGGCAAAGCGACATCAGGTTCTCCATAACATATATCTCTCCGCCGTTGGCAATGGGCACGACATGGTGGACTTCCGTCGCCTCCGTAATCGCTCCGTCTCTCTCGCACATTTCGCATAGAGGATTGCTTCTAAGCTTGACCAGCCTAACCTTTTCCCACCTAGCATCGTAGCCGCGCCAGGCAGGAGTCCCGCGCATCTTGTCGTACAGCCTGTCCCTCTTCCTCTTTTCTTCCCGTCTCTTGGTTTCAGCGAACTTCTCGCCTGGTCGTCTTGGCACGGAATTACCCCCTCTTGCCTTGGGCATGCAACAAATAAGGCCGCCATGCTGACTTATGGCGGCCTTATGATTTCTTGACGATATCCCCGGAACATGGTCCACATTAACATTATACGACGGTTCGATGCCCCAAAAGTACCCAAATAGTACCAACCTTCATCATTCACGCATGGCAAATATGCCGCACACGAAAGGGGCTACCATTTCTATTGCTTCCCTGCGCCTTCTGAAATACTCCACTCGCGATATGCACAGCTCACTCATTATTTCGCCCGCCTGTAAACCTCTGAAGTACTTCAGCTCCACCAACCTCATTAAATCCCTCCTTTGCTGTCGGAGGACTTCCAGTGCCTTCCCAATGGCTTCCTCCTTCATGCGGAGCATTCCTAACACCTCGTCATCTTCCTTCTTGATGACTACCACCTCTGAGGGCCTTGCGCCCCCTGACGTACCCCGGTCGACTTTGACCATTGATTGGCGCTCGCACATGGCTTCAAGCCACTGCTCCCTTACCTGTCGCTGTCTGACTATGCTAGGGTACGAATAAAGAGCATGTTCAGTAGCCCTAAAGTAAGCATTTTCCAAAGTCATCGTGATCCTCCCAGCTCTTCGTTTTCCGGTCGGGATGATACCGAGCCCTGTCCGTTCCTATTCCATTTCAGCATTTCGAAGAATGCTTCCGCATCCATGACGACTACTGGCGGTTTTCTTGATTGCTTGCATATCAGGAGCCAGTTTGTCCCGTCCTTTTTATTCACTTTGGCCTGATCTATCCATTCGGGAATGCTCCAGCGCTCCTGAAATTTGCATTCCACGCTAAAAGGAAACCGCGCAATCGCCTCGTCATCAAGTCGAACATCAACTCCCCGTTGACCCATGGGGCGGGATTCTATCGGCTTGTCACGTCCCCATTCCAGCCCGACCAGTTCCGCAATCTTAATGCACGCCCACTTCTGAAGGGCCCGGCCTTTTGCTTTTGCCGATTGCGGCTTCATCTTCATCGCCACATGGAGGCCATCATAAACACGATACCCGTAGCAATCGTCAGTCCTACCAAAGTTCGCATTGTCCCATGCCTCCTCGCAATGTGCAGTCTCTAAGTTGCTGAAGCGTAAAACTTTCCAGATATCCAGCACTGCATCTGAACAGAAAAAGAGGTTGCCCTAATCTGTTATATACAATTCTCATAAATATCATCGAACGAGCGCTTAATGGGTCTTCGCACTCGACACCTCTATACCTAACGATGTACCTGTCCCCGACTTTCAAACAATTCTTTGCCTTTTCGCCGAAAGATTCCCACGCACCGGCGGCCTTTAGCTTCTCTTTATCCTTATCTAAAAATACGCCCGGGTCTCGCTTTGGACCGCTCCCATTCTTGGCTCTCCCTTTTTTGCTCTTTAACTTTTTGCCTTCGCTCTTGTAGATTATGCTTCTTCGAAGTTCCCTAAGGTACTCGACTGCTTCAGCACTTATCTCGCGTCGGATTACCTTAGGCATCAAAAACACTCCTCTCGCCGGCCATGCGCGAAGCCACAATAACTGACAGCCTCCTGTCTGGTCCTCCCAGCTTATACAACTTGCACGCTCCGGCTATCCTACTGACAATCGCTGGGCCATAATTGTCAATGCCAAAATGCTTCTCAAGCTCATCCAAATCAAAGTTGGAGCTAAACACTATTGGCCGGCCAAGTCTAATCCTTTCATCGATGACGTAGTAAAACCTCTCCGGACCCCAATCGCTTCGGAAGCTTTCTTTGCCTAGGTCATCCCACAACAACACGGGCACGTGAATGTATCTGTCCAAAACCAGCTGTTCGTTGACTCCGCTCCTGTCGTCATAGGCAAACCTAATCTCCATCAGAAAGTCCGTTGTCCTGCTATAAAGACATTCGACTCCTTCTCTACAAAGTTTGTGCGTAAGCGCATGGAGGACGTAAGATTTACCTACGCCGTTCCCAACTGGATTGAGCTTACTCTTCGCAGAGGAGACATAAATACCAATTCCAGACGCGTAATCCCATGTCATAAGTTTTTTATAGACTAACCTGTTATGGTCATCAATAACGGCATCTTCAAAGGTATGCTCAAGCTCGATACCACACAGCCCGCTTTTCTTCAACAGTTTGTGATATCGGACTTTTTTGTAGCATTCCGACACGTCATAGATAACCGTTTGTGGGGTCGGATTTAGCTGGTTGATAGTTACTTCTCCGGTAGAACAGCGATTGCACGATATTCTATCGCGCAAGGTGCACTCGCTCGGTTCCTTTATTACGCGCATCTCCGTCATCACACTCGAAAACACCTCATGGCGCCAAGCTAACGCACCATTAAGACTCGTAAAGGGACTCAAATCTCTTTCGCTTTCCGCCACTACCGACCACCTCCTTGTATTCATCCTCCCAGCCTTTTGCATTTAACCAGGAGCTTGGATACGGAATAAATTGCCCGCCATCCTTTTGCCAATCCCCCGAGCTTTTTGCTAATTCGAGTCCGTAAAGAATTCTTTGGAACAACTCTTCATCGGGATTGATCTTCACCCATGCCTTTTCTGCCTGCCCCTTAGATCGCTTCTTGGGATATTTAACCCAAAAAGAGTCGAAACGTCTTTGCTGGGTTATGCTCTTGAACGGTCTCCTAAGCTGCTCGCTTGATTTTTCTGCAGGATTATATCCCGATACGACAGTCACCTTATTGGCCTCTACGTCAGTATCAGAGACACCATTAGCTGCATGAGAATCAAGGTCTTGGCCTGCTATTTGATCATTTTCCGGTTCTTTATCGCAACTGTGCGCATCGTGTACTGATGCGCAAGAGTATTTAATATCTGTATCTGTATCTGTATCTGTATCTGTATCTGTATCTGGGGGCGTTACAGTAACGGTATTGTAACGGTTATGAAACGTTTCAAAGACGTTACATTGTTCACTCTGCCTCCCCCTGTAACGTTTCACCCTTTCTGTACTGTCGTCGCTGTTAAACTGTCTCTTGCTCCAGTTGTTTAAAAAGTAGACTCCACATTCATCTATAGTGATCATATTTTGTTCCAAGAATGCCTTTATTCCCTTCTCCACCTCGTCCAACGGTATCGCAGCAAAATCCGCCAGGTCTTCGTTCGTTATCGGCACACTTTCAGAAAGCAACAGCTTCCCCGGTTGTGGCGATTCTCTTGCAAGAACAAGTAGAATGATCCACAACCACCTTTGGCTAGGAGGCAACCTTCTCAGCTTTCGATCTGATCTTATTTCCGTATACAGGCGAAGCCATTGCATTGTCAGCCCCCCTTGTAAAACGGGGGCATTACGCCCCCGCGTCCAAGCCAAATCCGTGCTCGTTCAGCCATCTGCACAGATGCATAGCATCGTCGTTCGAAAGGCGATATTTCTTGACGATATAATTGGTCTGCGGACGGAACTTTAATATAAGTAGTCCGAAGTCGTCGGGATAGATGGCAAGAGTCTCGGTAATCATGTCGATGCCGCTCATTGCTCCGCACTCCCGAACAAGTCCTTAGTATTTTCGTCTATATCTGACTTTCTTTTAGACGTAGCGCTTTGCATGGCCTCCTTCAGCCTTGCCTCCTCAATGGCCTGCCGCTTAAATGTCTCTATCCGCTCCCGCAGATCATCAGGCTGTCTGTTAGCGTTACCCTCAGGTTCCATTTCTTTATTTTCCAATTCATCTTCGCTTCCGCTTGTGGTTTTAAACATATCCTCTACGGCATCCGCAGTAACCACGCCATCGTCGACAATGTCGGCTTCTATAACTTTGCCTATGTCGTGTATTTCGTCCGTGCTGTACATACCCATCAGGATCTCGGGAGCATATAACCTGCCGAAGAAGGAAGTGGCTCGATAGCAAAGCATTAGGTCCGGCATTGTTTGCCACTTGGATGTTTCATTTCCGTTCCTGTCTTTCTTGGACCACCAGCCTTCCTGCTTTGCCATGCCGATCGTAACTTTGGGTCCTTTAAGCAGATTTCCTTTTTTGTCGTATGTCCACGCGTAGCAACCATATTCATCGGTTCCAGGTTCGCCCACGAATTCATATCGCAGCGGCTCGAAACGTCCACAGGAGTTGATCGCCGCTGCTATAAACGAAGCTGACCACGAGGGTTGCCCCCTGATAATGTGAAGGTTTTGCATAACTGCAAAGATACTTGATTTGGTACGCGCCGCCATCTCCATGGCTATCATGCAGTTTGCAATCTTGCCCTGGTACTGCGCCGGCACGAGGTCACTGGTGGCCAATGCCTTTGCCATCCTTTGGGCCGTCTCGAAATTTCTCACGTTCCCGAATATCCCGCCATTTTCACTTAATACCGCGATAGTGTGCTCATTCAATTCGCGCTGTTCCGTCATTTACCTTTCCCCCTCTTACCCCTTGGCAATTTTGCTCGCTATCATAGCCCCTAACGAGCCCATTTAGGCAATTCGAGCTCTGCGATATCTTGCGGATATGCTGGCCAGACGTCTGACTTGAGACATTCGGCATATGTAGCCAGGTCCCGTCTGTACTCCTGTCGTCCACACGCCATCACGTGTGCTGGGACGTTGTATAGCTTCACTGCATATGGCGAGTCCTTCTCGACCGCTACGAATATGAAGGCAAACACCGGGGAACCTGTCAGGTTGTACCAGATGTCCCTGTAGTATGCCGCCTGCACGTCGTATCGGTAGTAGAACGACGACTTGCCGAACGGTTCCATCCTAGCGTCGGTAGTCGTCTTTAGATCTGCAATGATGCCTTTCTCTTCGTGCCAAATGTCGGGCCGGCACTTGACGAACACGTCGAACTCCGAGTGCAGCCATATCCCGCTTGCCTCGTGCACACTTTCCTCGATGAGCTGTCTTGCGATCGGATGCGCCATGACTGAGTCGCGCATTCCTTCTATAGTCTTAAAATCATCGTCGGAAAATATGATGACTCCCCTCTTCATTATGTCGTCCCATTCCGCCTTACCTGCCTTGGTGCGCCTGTCTATGCCGGGATTTTGTATGTACCTTTCCTTGAACAAATCTGGCTGCAGGATAGCCATGTGAAAGGCCGTGCCGAATATGGTGGCCGGCGTTTCCTTAGGTGGCTCCTCCAGCCATACTTTATAGTGAGCAGGGCTTCGATTAATCTGGTCTAACCCCGACTTCGATATGGCAGGATGGGCATGATAGTCCTCGTTTGAAAGGTCGAGGTGTATTCCTACCTCTTGCATGATTCTTTCTCCTCTGCGTCAATAGCCTCTTCCCACATTAGCAAGTCCGAT